TCTTCTGATGGAAATTTTGAATTAGATTATATTGCTAATGGCAATACTGTTTATGTCCAACCAACGGGAGGTATATTCATAGGCTCAATAGACAACGTATCTATAAAGGAAGTAATAACTGCAACTAACACTCCTAGATTAGATTACTCAACGGGAGCAGAGGCATTTTTACTAGAACCGCAGAGTACGAATTTGGTTCCTTATTCTGAGGATTTTACGCAGTGGAATGGTAATAGTATAGTTTTAACAAGTGGCTTTACTTCCCCTGATGGAACAAGTGGGGCTACCTTGTTGTCAGGAAATGGAGTAAGCTCATTCGCTAACATTAATCGGAGTCTGTCAGCTTCAGGAGATGTATCTTATAGTCTTTTCGTAAAGAAAGAACTTTCTGATACAATATCATTGAGGGTGCAAGGTACAGATATTGGTGGAGCTGGATTTGTTAATGCAGTATATACTTATACATTCTCAACAAACAGCTTTGTCTCTGCATCTTCAGGAGTTGCGGAATCCTTTTCAGCTCAACCGCTTGTTGATGGCTGGGTTAGATTGGAACTTAATTTTACATCTACAACAATAACGGCTTGTAGGATATACTCTGCATACAATTCAACTAGCGCTCAAGGTGTTTACATTTGGGGCGCACAATTAGAACAGCAATCCTATGCAACTTCGTATATCCCAACATCGGGAACTACGGTTACACGTAACCAAGAAACGTGTATAAACGCAACACCAGAAATAAACAGTGAGGAAGGGGTATTGTATGTAGAGATAAATGCAGAAAATGTTTACTCTAATTCAAGGTATATTGCTTTGTCAAATGGAACAACAAGTAATAGGGTTATTATAGGAATTTCATCAAACTCAACAGGAACAATCACTTGTTTTGTTAGTAGTGGTGGCTCTACTGTAGCTATCTTGTCCTCTACCGCAGATATTACAGATTTTAATAAAGTAGCTTTACGATATAGAAAAAACAATTTTAGTTTATTTTTAAATGGGGTTAAGGCTTCTACGGATACATCAGGGTTACCCCCGGTAGAACTTAATCGGCTTGCGTATGGTAACGGTGTTCCAAATGCAACGCCTTTCTATGGTAGCACCAAAGACATACAAGTTTACACAAAAGCACTATCAGATGCGGAACTAATAAAATTAACAACATGATGCAAATTTATAAGACTGTATTTGATACAGAACAACAAGGTAAAGACATCCTAATATCCAAAGGGGTATGGGAAGAGGTAACCGAAGAGGGTGTAACAACCATGCAGTTTACAAACGGAACAGCAGCAGTAGTAAACATTGGTAAGGTGGTTGAGACACCAGGAACTTACGGTCCTGATGGTCACGAGATAACACCACCAGTTTATTACCCAGGGTGGGCGTATGATGTAATGTCTAGCGACCTACTTGATTTCGGAACATACGAAGTGTTCCCAGGGGATGCAGCAGCACATAGTTTTATGGGTTGGCCAAGAGGTGCAGAAGTACCTCCGGAGCCTATAGATTAAAAAAATAGGTAGTTTTTCAAAAAAGCGTGTGATTATATAATAAAATCAAATCTTATGAAAAATTTATTTATTACACTATGTTTAGTTTTAACGTCATTAACATTAACAGCTCAAGAAGCATTTAACGGGATATGGAAAACTGAAGGAAGCAATTACTTAAAAACAATACTTGCGTCAGATTACGCGGTACTACAATGTTTTAATACCTCTTTTGAAGAATACGATGTTATAACCGAAGAAATATTTGATGAGGGAGTAACAAGTTTTATAACAAAGCTACATAACCCAGACAACGGGTACAGAGTAACAATAGAATACACACTTATAACCAGGGATTCAATTTCTACAAAATACACAGGCGACGTTCGCGGAACTTACGCTTTAACACGATTATACTAAAACAAAAATTATGGCATACAAACAAGAATTTGGAAGAGCACCGGTTACCAATAAAATGGTAGATGAAATTACAGGTGGATATCAAAACGGAGGAGACAAAAAGAAAAAGAAAAAAGTTAAATCCTTTGATACTGAAACAAAGGAAACATCTAGTATAGATGTGGTTTCGGGTTCTCCCGCGGACAAGTTGTCAAAGCAAGTTGGCAACGCAATAGATTTTGGGTCACAAAGCCAATCTACTAGCGGTAAAAAAGGAAACCTTACGAGCGGAACTAACGCTAACACAATGGCTAGTGCTTCTACTTACGGCAATCTTCCTAAAGGATTCAAAGGTAGAGCTTTTGACAAAAGCAATAAAATAGTTGACTTTTCAAATAGTAATCAAGACAAAAGAAGAGGCGAAAAATTTAGAGTTTATAAATAAACAATTAACAATTAAATTAAATCAAATGAGCAAAGTAAAAGAAATGGAGGTAACTCCAAAAGCAATCACCAAAGAAGAATTAGAAAGAGTAACAGAGCTTCAAACGGAGCTGCAATCTTATCTAGCCAACATTGGTGTACTAGAGGTACAGAAAGCTAAAGCTATTTACCAAGTCAACATGCTTGAAAAAGGCATGGATGAGATGAAAAAAAGTATTGAGGAAAACTATGGACCAATCAATATAAATCTCACTGACGGAACTTACGAAGAAATTAAAGAGTAAGTTATGGATAGTATTATAAGAAAGATTAGTATCGGGGCTGACTATAAAAACGAAGCAATGCATTACTCTGTTAAACAGACAGTTTACGGCGGTCACGAAATCTCTCACATACTATTTGAAGAGTCTGATAATTCTTATAATATATTTATAAAAAAAGTAGACGAGATAATGCCATGGAAGAAATTTAATTCAAACATGGCAATATCCGTTGAATATGACTTAGAATATTAATGCGGAGTGTATATGACTTTATCATAAAGCCGGTAGGCAAAAGGTATGATAACGAGGTAAAGGTTGGAGAGCATACCCTTATAACAAATAGCTCTATAGAAAGCTTTAAGCATGTTAACAATATTGCTGAGGTAGTTGAAACACCAGTTGCATTTGCAACTCCTATAAGNAANGGTGATTTAATTATNGTACACCACAANGTGTTCAGGGTATTTTACGACATGAAAGGAATCAAAAAGAACAGTAGGTCTTTCTTAAAAGACGACTTATTTTTTTGTGCGGTTGATCAAGTGTATTTGTATAAAAGAAAAAATACTTGGAAATCATTCGGAGATAGATGCTTTGTTGCGCCTGTCAAGAATAAAGACCTTTTAAGCACAGATAAAGTAGCTGATCTTATTGGTATACTTAAAATAGGTAATAGCTCCTTAGAGGAGTCTGGAATCAATCCAGGAGACATAGTTGGGTTCACACCAAATAGCGAATGGGAATTTGTTGTAGACAATCAAATTATGTATTGTATGAAATCAAATGATATTGTTATAAAGTATGGACTCGATAGAAACGAAGAAGAATATAATAGCCGCTGGGCGACTAGCGATTGAAGAATTAGTAAAGGTAGCAAAAGAAAAGATCGTTGACTCAGAAGAGGATATCTCAGCTGACAGACTTAAAAATGCTGCCGCTACTAAAAAGTTATGTATATTTGACGCCTTTGAAATTCTTACAAGAATTCAGGAGGAGGAAAGTATGATAAACGAATCGTCAAGTGCTTCAACTAAACCTGCTTTTAAAGGGTTTGCAGAATCGAGATCTAAATAATGGCATATCAACAGGAATTATACCGGATAGCCAAAGACTACGTTAAGCCACAAGCAATTAAAAAAAAGAATCGCTATGCTAAATGGGAGTATGGTTACGACAAAGAATACGATCTTGTTGTAATAAGTAGAACAGGCAAGATAGGAGATATATATGTTATTGGTGATTTACATATTGCATTACCTTTGCTAGAGGATAAACTCAGTAAGGGAATTAATAAGTGGGCGCCAAAAGAATACCCAAAAGAATTAAGTAAAATCAAAAGCGAAGCGGATTGGGAAAAGTATCCGACTGCATTTAAAGAGAAGTGGTATGGATATATTGACACAGAGTTTAACAGGCGTGAAGAAGGTTTTTGGTTTATTAACAAAGACAAGCCTACTTATATTACTGGTACTCATTACATGTACCTGCAGTGGTCCAAGATTGACGTTGGGCACCCAGACTTTAGAGAATCAAACAGATTGTTCTATCTTTTTTGGGAAGCTTGCAAAGCAGACAGAACGAAGCTATGGCATGTGCTACCTTAAGAACAGAAGATCGGGCTTTTCTTTCATGGCCTCAGGAGAGACCGTTAACCAAGGCACAATATCTACGGATGCTAGATTTGGCATACTGTCCAAGTCTGGACCCGATGCAAAGAAGATGTTTACAGACAAAGTTGTTCCGATATCGGTTAACTATCCATTCTTCTTTAAACCAATACAGGACGGAATGGACCGCCCAAAAACAGAGCTTGCGTACAGAGTACCAGCCTCAAAGCTTACAAGGAGGAAACTCGATTCAAACGAGAAACTCCAGGAAATTACAGGTCTCGACACAACGATCGACTGGAAAAACACCGGGGACAACTCTTACGATGGAGAAAAACTAAAGCTATTAGTACACGACGAAAGCGGTAAGTGGGAAAGGCCTACTAACATACTTAACAACTGGCGAGTTACAAAAACTTGTTTAAGATTAGGTAGTCGCATTATCGGTAAGTGTATGATGGGCTCAACCTCAAATGCATTAGACAAGGGAGGTAAAAACTTTAAAAAATTATATAACGATTCAGACGTTACAAAAAGAAATAAGAATGGGCAAACAAAAAGCGGATTGTATAAGCTTTTTATACCNATGGAGTGGAACTATGAAGGATTCATTGATGAACACGGTTGGCCGGTTTTTGACGTACCTAAGAAAGANATTCTTGGTCCTCAAGGTGACATTATTGATGAGGGCGTCATTGATCATTGGGAAAATGAAGTTGAAGGATTAAAAGACGATCCTGATGCATTGAACGAATACTATCGTCAATTTCCAAGAACAGAGCAACATGCTTTTAGAGATGAGTCTAAGCAATCGTTATTTAACTTGACTAAGATCTACCAACAGATAGATTATAACGACGAGTTAAAAAACAATACAATGGTTACGAAGGGAAACTTTCAATGGGAAAACGGTATTAAAGATACAAGAGTAATGTTCTACCCAAACAAAGACGGTAGATTTTGGATTACTTGGGTTCCTAATCAAGAAC